ACCACACTACTGGTGTCAACCCCTACTGGATTAGTGATTTCGAGTACTCACACTTAGTTGGTACTCATATCTTCTATGTAGACGTTGACCGCTAATCGAGTTTAATTCTAGTAAAAGGATATAATATTATGGCTAAGAAACATCTTACAGTAGGCATTGATGTCTACACGCGGAACATGGAGAAAGCAGCTAGCGACTGGGTTCGACTTACAGTGCATGGCGCTGAACCAAGTCTTTACGTTAATACTTGGAACGTTAAGACAGCTAATCTCTCTTTAAGTGGCTGTAATTTCAGTCAGGAAGTATGGTCTATTCTAGAAGATATTAAAGAAGATGACGATTATGCAGCTGACTCGAACGACTTTGAGTAGCATAAGGCCCTATAAGAATACTGAAGGAGACTATTCTTATGAAGAAAAATATTGACGATCATGTTAACCCTGCTCATTACAAGGAAATAATTCCTGGTTACGAGTATATGGACATGATGGAATATATGCTTGCAGACTTTCAGGGTGTAGAAGCACACCTGATGGGTCAAGTCTACAAGTATCTCATGCGTCTCGGTAAGAAGGACGCTAAAATACAGGATGCCAAGAAAGCAAAATGGTATCTCGACCGCTTAATCACAACCTATAAAACTGATGGAGAATAAATATGAGTGAAAGTAAAGTAATGATTGTACGTGATTTGAAAGCTTACTACCCAAAGCTGATGAAGCCAGTAGCACCGTTTGGTACTGAGCAATTCGAGCTACAAGTACGGGCTGAAGAAAGCTCAGAAGCTTTTAAGACTCTCACTGATTTAGGTGTGAAAGGTAAGCCACAAGAAGATGGCACGATCGCATTTAATCTTAAGCGTAAAGCAAAGAACCGCAAGGGTGACGAGAATGGCGCACCCGATGTAGTCGATGCAGCGCGGAAGCCGCTTGACGCTTCTATTATTGGTAACGGTTCTGGCGTTAATGTCAAGCTGTTTACCTACCCCTACGATGTTCAAGGGCGTAAAGGCACTGGCGTAATGTTGTCTGCCGTACAAGTCACTGATTTAGTTGAGTACAAGCCAACGAATGAGGTTGACTTCGATGCGGTAGAAGATGTTACTGTAGGCTCTGAAGAAGACTTTTAATTCTTAATCGGGGGTGGCTCCTAGGTCACCCCCTACAAAGGACTTTATATGTCAGATGATAACGTAATTGAGTTTCCTAGATCAGAAGAAGTAAAGGACGCTGAAGAGCAATCGGATCTTTTCTTTGTTATGGCAGTTTATTTTGACCAGAACTTTAAGAAGCTATTCGAAGAACACGACAGTAAGCTACCTGAGTATATCGCATTGTTAACCCTCACAGAGGTAGTGATGTATCATATACAAGAAGGTTATGCTTATATTAAAGACGATGATGGGATGCTTCAGCTAGCAATGGCTGATGGACTTCATGAAGAACTTACTGAAGGAATGAAAGAACTCTCTATACTAAATGAAAGGGAAGAACATGATATACATTGATGGTGACGGACCAATCCAGGACTTCGCTCAATGGATGGTTGATAATCATATCCCGTTGGGGTATGATCGCGGTGATACAGAAGCGATGTTCCACGAGAAGATTAATAATATCTTTTTACAATCGCCTGAAGCTAAGTACTATAGTTATTTCAAACAAATGTATGAGATCTACCCCACAGGCTATATTAAAATCCTTACAGCGGTTGGAGATCATTGGCCTAACGCTGGGACTAAACATATTGCTAGCGTAAATAAAGTTGAGGCATTAAGACGTCTTGGTTTTGCAGTTGGCGACATCATTGTAGTTAATAGTGGTAAAGATAAAATTGAGTATGCTATTAACACTGATAATACAGTTAACGTTTTATTCGATGATAAGTGGTCTACTATAGTTGAATGGGAAAAAGCAGGGGGACATGGTATGTTTGTACCAGAATGTTACTTACGCTTCGAGGAGGCAGGACATGCAGACAGAGCGTGATTTTCTTGGGGACTCGTTTATAACTTATAAATGTTCTCGATGTCGGAAAGATATTATATCTATGAAGATGTCTCTCGGCACTCGCACTTGTCCTCGTTGTAGTAATCCTGAAGAAATTAAACCTCCACAGCCAGAAGATATTTTGGCTTCATTAGAACACAGAAAGGAAAATAGTAATGGAAATGGATAGTAATCTAGCACAAATTCTTACAACTTATTACTTCGGTATAGTAGGATTTGTTATTGGCTGGGCAATGCCGCGAGGTCGTGCCTTAAAATATATTCAAATTAAATTCATTCAAGGGCTTCACGCCTTCTTTACTGATGAAGAAGAGTATGTAGTTAAAAAAGTAAATCGAGTAAGAGGCTCGAAGAAAGGAAAGTAACATGCGCTTATGTTACGACATTGAATGTGATGGGCTTGACCCCTCAACTGTCTGGTGTCTCGTTGCTATTGACGTTGATAACGGTACTGAGTATTGTTTTAGCGATCATGACGGGGAATTAGATAGCATGTATGCTGGCATTGAACTGCTTAGAAAAGCTAGCAGCATTATCGGACATAATATTATTGGTTTTGATAATGTAGTAATGAAGAAGCTTTATAATTGGTCACCGACTAATGAACAAAAGCTATACGATACCTGGACTATGAGTCAGACTAATAACTACTTCCGAGGACATAAGCATGGCTTAGCTGCTTGGGGTAAGAAGTTAGAAGACAATAAAATTTTATTCGATGATTGGGAACGATACTCAAAACGGATGCTAGAATATTGCATGCAAGATGTTAGGCTTAACGTTAAAGTGTGGAAGATATTAATGAAAGAGGTAGGGCAAGTAGCCTCTACTGCTTCTCAATATCCTAAATATCTCAGGGCAGAGCATGATGCAGCAGAATTCGAAGCAGCTACTCGTGTAAGCGGTTGGCGATTTGATTATGAAGGAGCAGTGAATGTCGTTGAAGAACTTCAAGCATCTATGGGAGCTATTGAGAGGAAGGTTGAACCTCTCTTGGGCAACCATAAAGAGCTCATTGATAAGACACCTAAGACCGCGAAGTATAAGAAGAACGGTGAGTATAACGCTACAACTTGCCGTATCCTCAGTGAGTACTTTGATAAGTCTATCAATCCTTCTGATGCTCTTCTCGATAATCCTCCTATCAAACCTGGTGTGGAGTTTCAACGCGCTCGTGAAGTCAAAACTCGGTTAGGCAATCTTGAACAAGTAAAGGAGTACCTCTATGGATTGGGATGGGAACCCGACGACTGGAACGTTAAACGACTTCCTTCCGGTGATTTTCAACGAACAGGTCCTAAGCTCACTAGTAGTTCACTGGAAAAGCTTGGAGATGTCGGTCGAGGCATCGATGAGTGGACTACTCTTAGATCACGGCTTGGAATTACACAAGGATGGATTAGAGATTCTAAATCTGATAACCAATCTAAGCACCGCTTACACGGACGCGCTTGGAATATTGGAACACCTACATTCCGATGGCGGCATGAGGTTATCGCTAACCTTCCTGGAGCGGGTGAGCAATGGGGAAAACGTATGCGTGCATTGTTTCTTCCAGAGCAAGATCATGTAGTAGTGGGTGCTGACTCTGCTGGTAATCAGTTTAGGGTTCTAGCTCATTTCATTGGGAACGAAGACTTTACTAATGAGGTATTGAATGGTGATGTTCATCAAAAGAATGCAGACATTCTGGGCTGCACTCGTGCGCAAGCTAAGAGGTGGATCTACGCTTACCTATTCGGAGCAGGCGCAGCTAAGCTTGGTCTATACCTTACTGGTAAAATGGACGCCAAGGTCGGACAGAGCAGTAAAGATGCGTACGCAGCTGCTATTCCTGGTCTTGGAGAACTTAAGCGAAGTCTCGAGAACCAATGGCAAAACTCTAAGAACGCTACTGGAAGCGGATTTATCCGAGGACTCGGCGGTCAACGAGTTTATGTCAAAGAGAATTACCAAACATTAAACTACTTACTCCAGTCAGCTGAAGCTGCTACGATGAAGATTGCTATTGGGTATATCAAGAAACGTATTGCAGAAGAAGGTATTGATTGCGAACCACGCTTAATGTATCACGATGAATTCCAATACTCCTGTAAGAAAGAACACGCTGATAAGCTAGGTGAGATCTTAGTAGAAGGCTTAACCGAAGCACCGAAGATTCTTGGTGTAAATATTATGTCGGGTGATTATGAAGTCGGCAATAACTTAGCGGAGACTCATTGATGCGAGAACTTACACATTATATTAATCGTCTCTTCGAAACTGAAGAAGCGGGTAAAGAATGGGCTGAACGAAAAGCCCGATTACCTGCTATGCGCGGCTACGAAGTGCAGATGGGTTGGCGTAAGATTAAATACTCACCTGAAGAACCTGAAAAGTTTTCCGTATCTTTTACTAAGGAAGGAACAGTATGACTCATTTAATAATTGACGCCGACAGTATGATTTATAAATCGTGCTTCAACGTAACAACTGTTGATGAGGCTTTCACTAAGTTTAATTCGAAGCTTAACTACCTCAAAGACGACTTGTGGACTGACGATATGGCTATCTACCTTAAAGGTGTAGAGAACTTTCGTGCAGTAGATTTTCCTTTGTACAAAGCTAATCGACCTAAGGCTGACCCTGCTTCTATCGTACCAGAGCTATATGCTTTGTTAGAGGAAGAAGAGATTGGGATTCAATCAGATGGTTGTGAGGCCGACGACTTAGTACGTACTGCTGGTCATGAATGCACTATGAATGAAGACCCGTTTGTAATCGTTGGGATTGATAAGGATTTATTCTGTGACCCCTTCACTTATTACAATCCAGATAAGTCTGAACAGTTTGAGTTGACTCAGAAAGAAGCTGATTTTAATTACTACTCTCAGCTACTTACTGGTGACTCAACTGATAATATTAAAGGGCTTAATCGAGTAGGACCTAAGACAGCTGCAAAGCTTCTTGAGTCAAGCTCGCAATGGAAAGACTTAGTCATCCGCGAATATAAAGAACGATTTGGGGGCGACCACGAAGATGTACTAACATTCGTTGGGCATTTGATTCATATTAAACGTAACGAAAAAGACTGGTTCAACATTGGCTTCGGTGATTTCTACGACCGAAAGATTGATGTGGAGAAGGTCGGAAAGCTATTAGGCTATGACATCTAGGACATTTGAGATGGGTGATTACACATTCATCAGGTATGACCGACTAAAGATTACTGCAGCGCCGCAACCGAAAGGGGGCGATCGTAAGTTGTCTTCTTCTGAAGGTAATATCTGGTGTAAAGAGAGTCTATATAAGTCTCTCAAACTTAAACGCGGGTGGGAAGGGCCATTAACCCTTTGCACTCGTGACGGTAAACGCTGGTACGTAGCATTTGAGACGTATCAGAAAGATGACTATGTTGTCGATGAAGTTAATGAAGGTGACTACGGCCACTGGAAACTTCCTAATAAGAAACTAGTAGACCCCCATCATATCGGTTTTGTTTATGAACTGAAGGATAAGGCTACTGGTCGCATCTACGTAGGCTCTAAGAAGTTCTCTCAACCTGACTGGAAACAGTATACAGGTTCTGGAGACTTCTCTGAGCTTACAGTGGATGATGTTGAGGGGCGTATCCTATATAGCCTCCCAACACCAGGCCAGCTTAACGCTTATGAGATGAGGGAGATATACCTTCGGGATGCTCTCTTCACTGATAAGTACGCTAATAAGCAGGCTGAGAAACGTATTCGAAGTTCCCACTTAGGTTTGGGCTTCGATAAAGACCGACATGAGAGTATAGTAAAAGCAAAGAGGTGGAAATGATTAGTATCGATGAAGTTACTGAACACAAGAATGGTTCAGCTACATTAATGATTACAGCAACGGGAGAAGACTTAGAGCTTCTTGTTGCAGAAGGTTTCTTATCTGTCCTACGAAAGGCTATGGAAGAAGATGTCTCAGGAACTATATAAGACTGAGTGCAGTAAGTGTGGCTCATCAGATGGCAACGCCGTTTATGATGATGGTCATGCATACTGTTACGTATGTCAACACTATACACATGAAATAGGAAAGGAAAATGAAGTGGTATCATTGGCAGTTAATAATATTGAACGGAATTCTGGCCTTCATAGGGCCACTGGTTTGGCTAGCCGTGGTTGCCGTGACAGGGGAATTACCAAGACCGTGGCAGAGCATTTCGGCGTTCTTTGTGAGTATGATTCCGACGGCAATATTTGCTCTTATCTCTATCCTTATCATCGAGGGTCTGAACTTGTTGCGTACAAAGTACGAGAGCTACCAAAGACTTTCAGCGCAATTGGGGACTTCAAAGGCGTTGGTCTATTTGGTCAAGATGTATTCCCTTCAGGTGGCAAGCGTATTGTCGTTACAGAAGGCGAGTTTGACGCCTTGGCGGTTGCTACTGCGTATGCAGAGAAAGGAACGATCTGGCCAGTTGTCTCAGTCCCTAACGGAGCGACGGCGAAGAAGACCATTCTAGAACAGCGTGAGTACCTACGTAGCTTCGATGAAGTTATCTTTATGTATGATAACGATGAGGCAGGTCTTAACGGTCTCGAAGAAGCTGTTAAGATTATCGGTTACGACAAGGCAAAGGTAACTGACTTAGGTAAGTACAAAGACCCTAACGAAGTACTCATGGATGCAGGCGGCGGTGAACTCCTCCGCATGGTCTGGAACGCTCGTACCTACACCCCCGCAGGCATTGTGGCTGGTGAGGAAGTATGGAAACAATTAGAGGCATACAATGAAATTGAATCAGTACCTTATCCTAACTGTCTTGGCGGTCTCAATGATAAGCTTAAAGGGATGCGCCGTGGGGAAATTACCCTCTGGACCTCAGGAACAGGCTCAGGAAAGTCAACCATCCTCCGAGAAATCGTCGCGCACTTGCACTCGGAAACTGAGTCTAAGATTGGTATCGTGGCTCTTGAGGAATCCCCAGCCGAAACCGCTAGAAAGCTGTCAGGAATGATGCTTAATCGTAACCCCGCTAAGGAAGAGATTCCCCTCGATGAACTTCGAGTGGGCTTCAACTCTATCTTAGCTGATGGTCGTATACAAATACTAGACCATAACGGTTCTGTTAGTCATGATGTGATTAGCCTCATCGAATTCCTTTGTGCTTCTGGCTGTGAGTATATCTTCCTTGACCACATTACTATCTTAGTCTCTGAAGGGGCTGATAGCCTTACAGGTAACGAAGCGATCGATAAGATTATGAATGATCTTAGGGGTATCTGTAAGAAGTGGAACGTCTGGATTGGTCTTGTATCTCATCTGCGTAAGATGGGTAATGCAGGTCAGTCATTTGAAGATGGTAAGATTGCCTCTCTCGACGACATTAAAGGCTCAGGCTCTATTAAGCAAGTGTCTTACGATATCATCGCGTTCGCTCGTGATGTCGGTAATGAAGATGAAGAGACCCGTAACACTATTCAAATGAAAGTTCTTAAGAGCCGTTACACAGGCTTAACTGGCCCCTCAGGTTCTGTTAAGTACGACTACGATACTGGACGTTTAAATAGAGTTGACGGCGGCTTCGATGATTTCGCCTTATAAAGGCCATAATTGAAAGGTATTATTATGAATGAATTAGTTGATAACATGAGTGCAGTAGGTCAGGCTATTAGGAAGAAATATAAATACGATACGTTGTATATGAATATTGCTGAGTCAGTAGCTGATATGTCTATCGATCATAAGTATAAGGTCGGTGCTATTATCGTTAAAGAAGGTATCCTAGCGGAGGGCTGGAATGGCGCCCCTACGGGATTCCCTAACGCTACTCGTAATGACGATGAGAAGACGCACCCTTGGGTTATCCATGCAGAGCAGAATGCTATTGCTAAGTGCGCTCGGAAGGGTATTGCCTGTGAAGGCGCTACTATCTACGTTACGCTAGCTCCTTGTAGGGACTGCGCTCGAATGATTATTCAATCGGGTATTAAAGAGGTGGTCTACCGAGATCGCTTTTATAAAGATGAAGAAGGACTTAATATGCTTACTAAGTCTGGTGTTACTGTTGAACACTACGCTCGTAAGCCTTACGCAGGATAGGATATTGCATGAAGGACATTGTAGACCACCTAAAAGATAAGGTTGAATCTGTCAATATTAATAACCCTAAAGCTAACCCAGGCTCTAAGATTCTGGTTGGCCATGTTACTCGTCTCTCAGAGTTCGTTATGACTGGTCTAGATACTTTAGGTACACACTACAATAAGTATGATGAGGAGTTCCCTTATGGGTACGCTCGTCTCACTACCGTCTCTACTGCTATCGGCAGAGAAGTTTGTCGTCGGATAGGCTTAGAGCATGGCTCTGCTAAACCTAAAGAGGACTTCCGTAATCATCTTCGTATTGGTGATTGTATTTTAGATTCAGTTATCGCTTGTGAATACTCTGACCTCATTAGGGGTTCTGAGGAGACTGAAGCTCGTATAGCTTATATGGGTGAGCTCAAGAAGATTTACCCTGATACCTATAAGAAGCACCCTGAATATAACGTTAAGCTACTTAATGTACCTTACGCTCTTCGGGCTACTGAACGCTGGACGTCACTTAAAGACGAAGAGACTATCGATCGTAAAGCCCTGGCTGGCACAACCTTCATGCGCCCTAAGCCTGTAGCTGCTCTTTTCCAGAATACAGAGACGGGTCCACGGAGTCTCATTAAGGGTTGGGATAAAGAGTATATCTCTATCTTCAACGAGAACGAAATGCGTGATGCCGCCTTTGTTAAGGGTATCGACACTATTCAACAGACTGCTTGGGGTATTAACCAGGACGTACTTAAGGTCGTTAAGGATAAGTTCTCTTCTATCCTTCACTCCGAAGAGGAGATGCCTGAAGAGGGTGATCCTTCAGAAGTTAAGGTAGCTCTCAGTCGTCTTATGAAAGAAGATACTGAAGAAAATAAAGATGCGTATAACGAAGCAACTCGGAAGTGGAATAAAAAGCTTCTCGTTCTTCGCGCTCGTTCTAAGAATTACGCTCTCAAAACTATCCTTAATAAAGCTGAAGCCATTGGTACGTCTGCCTTCTGGCAATACGCTGACTGTGATTATCGTGGTCGGCTATACTTCTTAGAGCCTTACCTTAACTTCCAAGGTAACGATCTCGCTAGGGGCCTCATGATGTTTGCTGATGGGAAACCTATTGGGGAAGCTGGTATTAAATGGCTTGCTATCCACGCTGCTACTTGCTTCAACGAGTCTTATACTCTCGACGAGATTCCTGAGTGGTGTACATCTGATTATAAATCTTACTTAGAAGATGAAGGTCTTCGCTCTATCTCTGTCGATAAGATGACACTACAAGATCGCGCTCGTTGGACTTATAATAGTCTCAAGCTGATTAATGAGGTTGCTCAAGGTAGCTTGTTAGTCGGTGAGAAACCTTTCAGCTTCCTAGCTGCTTCTATTGAGATGATCCACGTTCAGAATGATGGTCCAGAGCATATTACTTTCTTACCTATCCCTATCGATGGCTCGAATAACGGCTGGCAACACCTCGCTGCTATCTCTAAAGATAAACAAGCGGGTGAGTTAGTCTCCTTAGTCGATACTGAAATTCAATCTGACTTCTATGTTAAGGTAGCTAAAGAGCTATACAATGTCGTACAGGAAGAGAATGATGAACGGTTGACTGAGATAATTCACATGATGCCTATGAAAGATATTCGGAAGGGTATTGCTAAACGTGCCGCTATGACTAGAGCTTACTCCTGTGGGGCAAAGCGCATGTCTGTGAGCATGTATGCTGATTGCTATAAGGAGGGGTATACAGAGAAGTATGGTATCACTATGATCGACTGTATAGCCTTAGCGAAGAGCATCATCAAAGCTATTGATCGGGTCTGCCCTGGTCCTTTAGCTACTATGGCGTTCCTTCAGGAGGCTGCTGTGCATCAGGTAGGCTATAAGAAAGCTCTTGATCCCCGTGCAGTACACCTTCAGTGGTGGACTCCTTCTGATTTCCTTGTGATATATCAGAGGAACCGACAAGAAACTATTAAGCATCGTGGCCGTATTGCTGGTAAACAGATTAAACACGTTGGTCGGGTAGACACTCATGTACCTGATATTGGAGCTTACATCTCTGGTATCTCCCCTAACTTTATTCATTCACAAGACGCTGCTCACTTAATGTTAGTAGCTTCTGATTGGAAGGGTTCCTTTGGGGCTGTTCATGATAGCTTCTCTACCCATGCTTGTGATGTCGATGCACTATCAGATATCGTTCGGGATTACTTTGTACGCCTATACGACTACGAAAACTTTTACGATGAAATTAAGGAGGCATTGCTTACAGAGCCTGAGAGCTTTGAAGCAGAGGTCCCGTTGGGAACCCTCGATGTCAATGATGTTTATGATTCAAAATACTTTTTCTGCTAGAGGAAATATGAAAAACTATAATTACTTAGCCCTTCAAGGTTGGGAAGTAAATGATATGGAGATTGTTGAGGATTGGGGTTTAGATAAGGCGTTAGCCTTCACCCCAGGAATTAATGATGCGTACTTAGATGCACTCTATGCGAGAACCCTTGAAGACTTTATGAAGCTTGGGAGCGACGAAGAGTATGCTACCCAAAAAGCCTATACAATTTACCAAGAAACTAAGTGCATGATTGATGCGCTGAAGGAAGATTAATATGATAATCGCTGCCCTAGCTATTCCAGTTCTTACCCTTATTATGATGAGAGATTAAAATGAAAAATTACAATGTAGCCGCCCTCCGAGGCGAAGATATATCCGATGCTCAACACGCTGATGCGATGGGTATTGTAGTCCCCGAAGAAATTCTTAACACCCCTAAGTATAATGATTACGTTCTAGATCATATCCGAGATCAAAACGTTACTCATTATCAGTCAGAGTTAAACCCTAAGACCGACATCCGATACACTCAAGAAGAAGCTACCGTACTCGCCAATAAACAACGCGAAGTAGCTAAGAAGAATATCGATAAGCTTATGAGTAAAGCTAAGTAAAATTAAAAAGCCCCCACAGGTTCCATATAGGAATCCCGTGGGGGCTTTTCTTATTATTATTATTACGTCATAAAGTAAGGGTATGCAACATCCTGGATCTTCTGACGGGTACGATCACGCCTAATCGAATCCGTCCATTTCCCGATGTTATTCATAACGCCGTTGTGTTCAATGTAAAGCTTCATAAGGTTTAAGAACTGGTTCTTGTTAAGAGACAGAGGTTCTCCTCCGCGCTCCTTATAAGAGACATAGCCCATCTTCTTAGCTGTGTCTAAGAACTGACGAGTCTTAGGTCCTTGTTCTTCTTTAACTGATTTAGCTAAACGCGGATCATCATTTGCAATGCGACTTAGAAAGTCTACTTGATCGTCAAGATGAGACATGATACCACTGTAAGGGCTGCCTTCAGTAAGGACTAACCTTTCTGGAATCATGTCGTTTGCTTCATTGAACTGGCTCCAAAAGTCTGCTTCAAAAGATTCAACCATTTTAAAGTCGAAAGCTTTTTTACCTGCTATGTTATTAGCTGCATAATGGAACTTCAATGCTGAAGTACTATCAATAATTAAGTTATCAAACACTGGTGCAAAAAAATCAGGGACATCGCGTCCACCATTAACTGCTAGGATAGTTTCGGCGAGAACAATTGACTCACGATACTGACCCATAACAGGGCCGACAGCATTAATGATAGCAGACATATGATCGGCCACATAAGCTGCCTTTCCTTCTCCAGTCTCATCATCAAAACGTTTAGGCTTACTTCGAGCGGTCGGATCAAGCTCATTACTCATCGGCTGTAAATCGCCCATTCGGCCACCACTAGGCTGCAATGTTGTCATTCCAAAAGGAATTGTTTCACCAAAATAACCTTGAGGTGTCGGAACTCTATTAAGAAATGCTAGTATCGATGCCATTTGTTTTGGCGCATGCCGTTGAAAAGCTGAGCTAGACTCGCTAAGCGTTTGAGAATAAATAGATGCAAGTTCAGCTGCAGGATTGTCGCCTAACTTTAATAGAACTTCTTGAAGCTCTGGATAGTCGATTAAGAAATCAGCAGCAGCATCGCCATGAGAGTTAATTGGTTTACCATAGTCGGTAGTCAACAAAACTTTCTTAGCGAAATCATCTACGAAATCTGGATCAGCCTTATGAAGCTTATCCATAACAGCAATGAGGCTATTAGCATCTTCCAACTGCTCTGGCTTAGAGTAAATCTTTTTAGTAAGCAAAGCTTTAGATAAGTCGTAGAAGTGTTCGCGAGGGCTTCCAAAAGGAATTACCTTTTCATTTGAAGGATCAGAAAGACCTTCATAGAAAATACCTACGCGTTCCAGGATAGCTTCACCATCGTTACCCCCAATATCAGAGGCTAGAAAGGCGCGACCAGCAGAGTTCATATCGATCTCTGTAAGAGTGCGAGGCTGGAACGACGAATCATTCATATAAGAATGTGCATCCATTAAAGACTGGAGTATGAAACCC